TAGATTCATTCAGGTAGCGTGGGCCGAAGTTGGCTATGTTGAAGGACCTAAAGAGAATGAAACAAAATTTGGCAAAGCAATGGGCGCTAATTACCTGCCTTGGTGTGGCAGTTTCATTATGTGGTGCGCCAAGAAGGTCGGCCTAGTTATCCCCAATGTCATCTTGACATCGGCAGGGGCGCAGTCATTTGTCAGCCGAAAACTTTGGCAAGACGCCGCCACCGCCACGCCGGAGCCAGGCGACCTTGCCTTCTTTGACTTCCCAGGCGATGGTGTTGAGCGTATCTCCCACATCGGCATTGTCATCGGCGTTGAGGCTCGCAAGGGCATTGTCCATACAATTGAAGGCAATACTTCAGGAGATTCCAAGGGCGACCAGCGCAATGGCGGTATGGTTGTCTTTAAGACTAGAACCTATAAGAAAACCCGTCGCTTCAAATTGAGGCGTCAGGAGCCAATCTCAATCGTGGGATTTGGCAGACCTAAGTTCAAGGAGTAAGAATGGAAAAGTTAAAAGCATTTGCTCACAAGAATCCTGCCCGTATCGCAGCGTTTGTTTCATCAACAGTTGCTCTATTGGTTGCAGCATTGTCACCAGATATGCCAACCGAGGCAGCAGTTGCCTTTGTCTTATCAGCTCTAGGTCTTGGCGAGTATGCTCAGAGAGTTGAAGATAAGAAAACTGAAGAAGCTCTTTACACCGATTATGACGACTTAGAGGACTAGAAGAAATAATGAAACGGGGGGAAGTTCTTAAAGAAGCCGAAAAGTTGATGTATGGTGATCGCCAAGATGATTATGGCGCACCTTATGAGAACCACAGAAGGATTGCAGTCTTGTGGTCGTCATACCTTGAAACAGAGATTACGCCAATGCAGGTTGCTATCTGTATGGCGTTAGTGAAAATTGCAAGACTGCAAGAAAACCTAGAGTATTCCAAAGACGATACTTTTGTTGACTTGGTAGCCTATGCAAGTATCGCTGCCGAACTAGCTGAAGTTAAACGCAAGCAGGATCAAGTATAAGTTTTACCCCTAGCGATAAGAAGAACCCCTACACAGCCACCTTTCCTGTGTAGGGGTTCTTCTTTGCTATCTAGGCTTTTACATATTCACGCAAAAAATCAACAACAATTTGGCTGACAGTTTTATCCTCTTGCCTAGCCTTGAGTTTTACCTTAAACCAAAGCGCATCTGATACGCGGATGGAGCGAGCCTTCTTCATTTCTTATCCTTTCGGTTGCAGTTGCAAGGTATATGAAATCCTTGTTGCCAATCAATTTGATGGCATTTTGAGCATCGCCTAGTTTCCATTGCTAGACCCTTGGCGAACTTGGGCAAAAGCATCGGCGCAGATTTGCAAGAATTCAATTGATACATTGCAAGTTGCTTCCATAATGTCCGCATCGCCTGACTCGGTTGCTTCTGTAAGTTTTTTAGAAGTGTGTTCCATCGCTGTTGTCAGTTCGATAAATAGATTCTTCATCGCGCTCATAGATGCGCCTCGCTCATAATGCGCTTGATGGTGTCAATGCTGACATCATTGCGGTGCATCTCAGCAAGAGCCACAACAAAGTGATAACTATCTTCTGAAACATCCCAAAGTAGTTCTTTATCAATGCCTTGTTCGGCAAGATAATCAATTGCATCGGTTTGCAGTGTTAAGTAGTAATTACTCATCGCGCTCATCGCATATTCCTTTTCATCCAGCGAAGAACAATGACCAAGAAAAGAATTGTCCAGAACCAAAACTGAAAGTATGCCTTCCAACCGCCAAGGTGCAATCCAAAGAATAGGTCAAGCATTGGCAACCACGCTTTCATTGCAGGCAACTCTGTCGCCTGTTTCGCTATTTGTAACAATGATTGAATCATCTTGTAAATCCCAACGAAGCAAGACTTCTTCACCTGCGCATCCACCTAAACATTCCCCATATTGATTGGCTGATTCAATTTCATCAGCATCTTGACTTGACCAATTGCAGACTAAGCAAGTTACCTTAGAGATATTCTTTTTCATTATTTTGCCTCGTCTTTTGTTATTACTGGCCAATGTGCGTTCTTACCTCGCATCAAATCACAAGTTCCGCCGTGCTTAAATTGAACTGTTACCGCCATTTTGCGTGGCAGGTGTGCTGGTTGTAAATCTATAATTGTGTAACTATCAAAGCCATCAAATATATTGCCGGTCAGAATCACATCGCCTGCTGATAGTTGTAGTGTAGTTTTTGTGATTGTTTTGGGAGTTGCTGTTAACATTATGCACCTACCTTTTGGCACAAGTGCCAATCTAAGTTTGCTATATCCCATTCACTGCTGATGTCATAATATCTACCACAATTTTCACAGATAGCAGTGACAACTCCTGATTCTGATTTGAACCACCTCATTATGCACCTACCTTTGCAAGCAATCCTGCTGCAACAATGCGTTTTTCTAATTCTACAAAACTCAAATCACTGAATTGTTCAGGATTATATTTACGAATTAAATCCATCTTTGCATCTTTAAGTGTATTGAATTTATTGCCTAAAAATTGTCCATCAACTTCTGTGATATACCAACCACCAGAACCAGGCCCCCATAATTCACTGGACTCGTATTTAGCAATTCTTTCACCTGTTGATGCCATATAATCGTTATACTCGTCTTTTCTGAATGTTATTGTCTGTGCCATTTTCTTTGTCATTATGCACCTACCTTTGCAAGAGAATTAAGTTCGCACTGAAGTTCATAAACTGCCATTTCAAAATTATCAATATCGCGAATATGTATATCAGTTGCAACAGCTTCTAAACGATTGCTGAAAGTGAAATCTGTATTGTCATCATTCCAAATCAGTTCGCGGCTTACAACATAAAGACGAAACAATGCTCCGTCTTTGTAAGCACGAATGTGACCATCTGAAGTTTTTGCATAGCACTTGCCAAGTTCTGTTGCGTATGTTGCTTTTGTCATTTCTTCCGTTTCCGTGAGGTACTTGGTTTCGCCCACACCCCAACCATACGCTTTGTCCATACAAAGTCAATACACAAGCCCATAGACACCTTCGGCGTGTCGGGGCTAGGTTGCCCGCCTAGATGCGACCATAGGCACCTACACAACGGAAGGAAGAGAGATGACCTGTATAGCTTTATGGGGCCTCACAATGGCAGTTATGGGCGTATTTGCCCTATTACTAAGCCTTGAGGCTAGATTAAACGATAGGGATGCTGAAAGCATCAAAGCCTGGGGCGAGTCCCAAAAGAGGCTAAAATCGGCCTTGGAGCGACGATGAGGCACCGCGAACCCCTATTCAGCGTTCACGCTGCCATCGATGGCGAGTTTGTCATCTACCTAGAAGAGCAGGATGCGAGCCTTGATATGCTCGAAGATGTCCTTGAGCAGCTATCAATTGTTGATCTCGCTGGCTTAAAAGAAGCCTCTGATGTGCCATCGCTGAAGGATGTTGACGCAGCTACCCGCCTAGATAGAGTCCGCGCCGGTATGCCAACGGTCGTTGCGCGATTAGCGCGGTTGACCGAGGCCGAGGCGCTGACCCTGGCGGAGCAGTTGATTATGATAGTTAAGCATTCTAGAGCTGTCGCAGGTAAGCCAACGAAACTAGAGTTGGTCAAATAATGGCTAATCCGAATGGTCGCAAGGGCGCTGCTTTTGAACTTGGAGTTCTCAAGTGGTTGCGTTCTAAAGGTGCAATAGCAGAGCGCTTGCGGTTATCCGGAATGAGAGATGAAGGCGATTTGGTCGTTATCATTGCAGGTCAGACCTATATCCTAGAATGCAAGAATCGAAAGTCGGTATCGTTGCCGACCTTCTGGGATGAGGCGGTGGCTGAGGCAATCAACTATGCGAAAGCGCGAGGGTTAGAGCAGGCGCCACCTGCCTTTGCCATCGTCAAGCGTCGCAATAAATCCATTGAGGATGCTTTTGTTATTCAAGATTTGGCCAGTTGGCTAAAGGAGAGGTTGTGAGATTCTTTGAATTCCTACCGAAACTTCCCCTGTTATCAAAAGCAGCTTGTCGAGATATATCTGAACCTGATTTATTTTTTCCGAACAGTAAGGCCGAGGAGCGAAAGTCGCTCCCAGTCGTCGCAAAAATTTGCGATGGTTGTCCAGTACGAAAGGAGTGCTTGGAATATGCGCTCGATGAGCAAATCTTCTACGGTCTTTGGGCAGGCACAACGCCAGCACAGAGGAAGATGATGATTACAAAGAAGGAACAGCGCGAGCAGATAGGTTCAACTGCCTATCAAATCCGCAACCTTGGCTCATTGGGTTACAACTCAAGAGAAATCGCACAACGCTTAAATGTCGAATTTAGTTATGTAACTACAGTTCTGATGAAGCGTAAAGCGAAATTGGAAGGAGAAATCCAATCACAACTAGCAAACGAAAAACTTGGCGAGGGATCGCCATCATCATCGGGGTTTCAGCGATGACATCAATGTTTGTCAACGCTGCCTTTGCACCACAGCCAGCAATACCCGCCACCGTCATCTACAAGGAGAGGCCAGCCTTACAGCAGGTCAATGCCAAGCAGATAGCGCGGGAATTGCTCACAAAAAAACAGTTCGCCTGTTTTACAAAATTGGTCGGTAAGGAATCCGCTTGGAATCCCAAGGCCAAAAATGCTAAGAGCAGCGCCCGTGGAATTGGGCAGTTGCTTCGCGGAACATATAAAGGTCTTGGAATGAAACATTCTGAGGCTGGAGTAGCTCAAACAGTAGCAACCTTGGCGTATATCCATCGCCGGCATTTAACGCCGTGCAATGCTTGGAATCACTTCCAGCGCCATAATTGGTACTAAAAATCACTAGGGGGTAAATATGTCAACAGAAATAGAAAAGGGAGTTGTCGTCTTTGACGAAGGCGCAGCTCATTGGTTAGAGCGTTACAAAGATGCTCTGGCCAAGATTAAAGAATGGCAAGAAGTAGCAGAAATCGCTCGCGCTCACCTTGAAAATCATCTTGGTGATAACGAAGAAGGTTTCTATCAAGGACGGCGCGTAGTGCGTTGGACAACTGTGACATCGAATCGCTTTGATGTTAAAAGAGCAAAAGAGATTTTGCCAGAGCAGGTCTTAGACCTTCTCAATGTCCAATCTACTGCGCGTCGTTTTACTGTTGTTGAGGATGAATAAGGTTGAGCATTCCTTATGTAAATCCTTGGATTGGTCCAGTAACGCCATCAATACCTGATGACGAAATCTATGAAGATGAGGACGATGAATGAGTTTCACCGCAATATCAACGCCAGGTCAACAGCTAGGCCAACAACTTAAAGAGTTGATTGTCCAGGCTGGAACTTGGTCGCCGAGAAGCAAGCAAGTGGTCATCGGTCCATCTGAGATGGGTCACGAATGCACACGCCGCCTTGCCTATAAGTTGCTCGATTGGGATAAACCAAACGAAACAGGCAGTTCATCGTGGGCTGCCCAAGTCGGTTCGGCCATTCATTCATACCTTGCCGAAGTCTTTGGCAAGATTGAAGGCTATGAAGTTGAGCAGAAAGTAAACATTCGTGGCAACCTATCAGGCACAGTTGATCTCTATGACAGCGTGCGTGGCATTGTCATAGATTGGAAAACTACTGGCTTTAATCAATTAAAAGAGCGCCGCTCAAATGGCGCTACCATTCAACAGCAAGTCCAAATTCAACTCTATGGCTATGGCAAGGCACAGGCGGGGGCAACCGTCAATAAAGTCGGCCTAGTCTATCTGCCTACCTCTGGCGCTCTTGATGACCTACACGTTGAATTATTTGATTATGATGAAAGTGTAGCTCTCAAGGCGCTATCAAGAATTGATGACCTATACACCTTACTTTCAACAGTTGATGTTGAGGCAAATCCTGCAATGTGGGATGTCATACCATCAGAGCCATCAAGACTTTGTAATTGGTGTCCTTACTTTATGCCATACTCCAAGGACTCATCGAAAGGATGCGCCGGTGACACCCAAGCCTAAATTGATAATCTCAAAGATGAATAAGTTTCAAGCCTTTATCTTGCGAACTGTTGCAAGGTGCTTAGGTATTCGCGGTGATGCCTACATCTGTATGTTAGTTGTAGAGGATGACCTGCCCGAAGATTACATTGCGGTCTTTGATAATGAGCCGACAATAAACGACATTGTAAAAAACAATGAAGAAGATAAAGTAAATAGCGTTAGAAATACTAACAACTAAGAGAAAGGCAGTGGGGGAATGACCTTCGCAGCACCAAGTAATGAAAGCGAGAATGTGAAAGTGGCTGACCTAGCCAATCACCTTCTCATCGTAACTCCAGTTGAATACAAGACTGGCATTCAAACTGTCCACGGCGTTGCCGAGGCAATTGAAGTCAATGTCATAGACCTTGACACCAACAAAGAACATAACTCGCTACTTTGGTTCAACATAGCTCTTCGCAATTCACTAAAGACCAAAGTCGGTCAGAAGGTCTTGGCGAAAATCGGCCAAGGCACCGCCAAACCTGGCAAAAGCGCACCTTGGATTCTTATTGATGCCACGGGCGATGCCGCCGCCTTGGCAAAGGCCAATTCATATCTTGGCG